CCAGCATTTCCAAATGATAAATCTGAAATAGGATTAGGTGTAGATTTATCATTTGGAAATGCTGGTATATTTAAAACATTATTTACATCTAATGATCAAGCTAAAGCTAATATTAGAAATTTATTATTAACAAGAAAAGGTGAACGATACAATCAAATTAATTTTGGTACAGATTTATTAAATATAGTATTTCAGCCTAGTAATGATGAAATAAAAGAAGTTATTTCTGCAGAAATTGGAGAAGCATTAAATTTTTGGTTACCATATATTGTAGTTCAAAATTTAGAAATATTAAATGTAGACGATGATCCATCATTAATACATACTATTAAAATACAATTAACTTATACAGTCGACGGATTTAGTACTGATGTTATTACTATAATTGCCAAGGAGAATTCATCTACTATAACAATTGAATAAAAATGAATGTAAAGAAAGATATAACATATATTAATAAAGATTTTGGTCAATTTCGAAAAAATCTAATAGATTTTACTAAACAATATTTTCCTGAATCATATACTGATTTTAATGAATCATCACCAGGAATGTTATTTATGGAAATGGCTTCATATGTTGGTGATGTATTATCTTACTATGCAGATAATAATATTAAAGAATCTTTGCTAGAACAAGCAACAGAACGTTCTAATATATTTGATATTGCAAAAGAATTGGGATATTCACCAAAAAATTCTATACCAGCATATACAGATTTAGATGTGTTTCAATTAGTTCCATCAATAGGATCTGGCAGTAATGTAAAACCAGATTATAATTATGCATTAACTATTAAACCGGGATTTCAGATAAAACAACAAGATGGTAATGCTGTATTTAGAACATTGGATTCTGTTAATTTTGGATTTTCATCTAGTATTGATACAACTGAAGTTACTATATATGAAACAGATGATGCTACAAAACAACCAATATATTATTTATTAAAAAAGAAAGCTCGAGCGGTGTCAGGGGCTATTAAAACTACATCATTTACTTTTGGTACTCCAATATCATATGACAAAGTATTATTACCAGATCGTAATATTATTGATATTATATCATGTGAAGAAACTGATGGTGATAATTGGTATAACGTACCATATTTAGCACAAGACACTGTGTTTGAAGCTGTTCCAAATTTATTAGAAAATGATCCAGATTTATCTGTATTTAAATCTGCAGCACCTAGTTTATTAAAACTAAGAAAATCATCTAAACGATTTATTACTAGGTTACGTAGTGATAATTTATTAGAAATTCAATTTGGATCCGGTGTATCAGATAATAATGATGAGGAAATAATACCAAATCCTGATAATGTTGGAAATGGATTAGCTGGATTTCGTAAGGGAGTAGATGTTGATATAGATCCATCTAATTTTTTATTTACAAGAGCATATGGACAAGCTCCAGCTAATACTACTTTAACAATTAAGTATACAATAGGGAATGGTATTTCAGACAATGTTTCATCTGATGTATTAACAGAAATTGATTTTATTGAATTTGAAACTGATATTAATAGTCTTAATAATGCTGGTACAGTTTCATTTATAAAATCGTCAGTTTCTGTAACTAATCCTAATCCTGCAATTGGGGCTAAAAATCAAGATACTCTACAAGATATAAAAAATAATGCATTAGCTAATTTTGCAACACAAAATCGTTTAGTTACGAGAGAAGACTATATAGTTCGAACATATTCAATGCCAGCAAAATTTGGTAGTATAGCAAAAGCATATATAGTTCCAGATGATCAAATATTACAACAAGATCAAATAGAAACTCGGATTGCTAATCCTTTAGCAATGAATCTATATGTTCTAGGTTATAATGCTGATAATCAGTTAGTAAAATTAAATCAGGCAGTAAAAGAAAATTTAAAAAATTATTTGGATTACTATCGAATTATGACAGATGCTATTAATATAAAAGATGCATTTATTATTAATATTGGAATTAATTTTGAAATAGTAGTACTACCAAATTATAATAGTAACGAAGTAATATTAAAATGTGTAGATGCATTAAAAACTTATTTTGATATAGATCGTTGGCAAATTAATCAACCTATTATAAAATCATCAATATCAAATATCTTAAGTAATACACAAGGGGTACAAACTGTAGTTTCCACAAAACTTACAAATTTGTATAAATTAGAAAATGGGTATTCTGGAAATGTTTATGATTTAGTCCCAGCAACAAAAAATGGAGTAGTTTATCCTTCATTAGATCCTAGTATATTTGAAGTAAAATATCCAACCCAAGATATTCGAGGTAGAGTAGTAAGTTCTTAATATCTTTATATTTATACTAAAAGGGATAAATAAATGGGCGTAATACGAACTAATCGAACAAGTATTGTAGCTGGAGGATTAATATCAGCAAGTTATGTTTCGGATGTATACAATGTATTAACTGCAAATGCTATCGAAGATATAGTTTTATCTGGATCTTTAAGTGTTAGTGGTAGTTTAACTGCATCAAGTAACGCAGTTATAAGTGGTTCGTTAACAGTAACTGGATCATTAACAGTTTCTGGAAGTAACACATTAACAAATATAGGATCATTTATAAACGAAGGATCATTTACTCAAACAGGAACTTCTTTTCTGACAGGTAATACTTCGATAACTACAGCATCAATTGGTGTAGTAAGCTCGAGCTTAATACCTGGTGTTGATACAAATTATGATTTAGGATCATCAACAAAAGAATGGAAAGATCTATATATTGATGGTACTGCAAATATGGATACAGTATCTTCGAGTGCTGTACATATTAGCGCGACTACAGCTTCATTACATGTAAGTGGAGCACTTGCAGATATTATATTTACAAATCTTCCCCAAGTCAAGCCAACAATTTCTGGTTCATTGTGGTTATCAGGAAGTGCTGGCCAGAGCTCTAAATACTTAGTTGTATATACAGGGTGATAATATATTAAAATATGAAGGGAATTAATGTTTAGAATAATTTACGCAAATAGCGATGCTACAATGTATGAGGCAACAAGTCTCAATGCATCTAATACTGGCTTAGATGAAATATTAGAAGTTAGTAAACGTTTGGATACTGATGGTGAAACTTTAGTAAAAAGTAGATTTATTGTAAAATTTGATATGTCTGATATTACTAAGACTCTTACAAAATATTCAGTAGATTTAAATTCTTGTAAATTTATGTTGCAATTATTTACAACTCATGCAAAAAATTTACCTGCAGATTACACATTAGACGCAAAATTATTAGGACAACCATTTACGAATGGTACTGGATTTGAAACAGATGACACAGCTACTACAGACGGTGTATCTTATGCTACTCCGTTTGCATCATGGTCTTTTGCTGACTATTATGGCACAAATATAACAACAGAAGATGGTTCAATTTTAAATACACAAACTGGAGGCAATTTAACTACTCAAACTACACAAACAATTTCTGGTTCATCATGGATATCAAGTAGCCAAAATATAAACACAGGAGCTCCTAGTTTATATATATCTGGATCTGGTACTGGTGGTAGTTGGCTTTATCAATCGGGTAGTGGTATTTTTAATACATCAACTTTTGATTCATCATTTTTTTATCAACCAGGATTAGATACAGACGAGTCATTTTCATATCGACCAACTGATATTAACATGGATGTTACTGGTGCAGTAAAAACATGGATATCTGGTAGTGGTGGTGTTACTGTAGATAATAATGGATTCTTAATTAAATTTTCAGATGCTGATGAAGCTGATGCAACCAAGACAGGTATAATTAGTTTTTTCAGTCGAGAAACACATACTATATATGTTCCTAGGATCACTATGTATTGGGATAACAGCACTTTTGCGCCGGGATCGTTGTCATCAGTTAATCTAGATTCATATGTAACTTATAGCAAGACTAAACCGACGTATAAAGACACTGAAATAACAAAAATTAGGATATTTGCTCGGGATAAATTTCCACAAAAATCACCAACTAATTTATTTCCAACGGAAACAGTTAAACATTTACCTACTACTACATTTTATGCAATTAGGGATGCTGCTACAGAAGAGTACATAATTCCATTTGATAATATTTATAATAAAGTAAGTTGTGATAGCATTAGTAATTTTATACATATAGACATGAATAGTTTTATGCCAGAACGATATTATCGCATAGAGTTAAAAATTGAAGATGGTTTTACTGAAGATTGTATCGACGATGAAATTTATTTTAAAGTAGTTAGATAATGGCAGAAGTAGGAAGTAATCAAGCAGAAAATGAAGCAATAATAGATAACAAAGGCTCTGTTGCTATGCAAGCTACAGATCCAATACCTCCAAATACTGCAGAATATATTAACAATGGATTAACTTTTCGTTCAAATAACACTGATATAGTTCCTCGCGATGCAAATGGAAATATAATAGTACAAGATGGATCTTATATAGTTATTGAACCTACCGTATTTAGATTAGATAATATCTCAGCATTAAAAGTTTTAGACACATCGTTCAATTACTTTAAATTCCCGGTAACTGTTAATACCAATCCGATTGATTTAGATTTAGATTTTGAGTTTGATAATATAAGTGCTAAATATACAATTGCTAGACCAATTGATTCAAAAGGACAGCCGGCGAACTATGCTAGAATTAATACAACAACTAACTCTACTTGGTTTTATAATGATATAACGTGGGTCTATGAAACAAATGCAAATGTTGAGACATATGGTATAATTGATTATGCAGGTACTATATCGAAAGGATTTAAAGATTTGACTTTTTCTGGTGGTATTCAAGAAAATGCTAATAGTTATACTATTAACGACGGCGTATTTAATACACTAAAACAACAAAATAAAACTTTACGATTTATAGTTCAAGTACAATTTTCTCCAGATATTAATGATCGTACTAGTTTTGTTACAAGAATAACTAGAAGAAATCCAGAAGACTTCAATCCATTGAAAAGCAACTTTGAGTTTGTAAAGAATTCTGGTGCAAAATCTGCTAATAACATAATAACCTCACCTTTTAGTGAAAATCCATATGGATTCAAAGATGAGAGTACACCGTTTCTAAAATTCACGTATATAGTAGATATGTCTGATACTAAACCAGGT